CTGGTGGGGGCACGAAGAGTCAAATCATACGCGGGATTTCACGCGCCATGTTGAGGTAAATGCATGGATGCGAGTAAGATCCTATCAGAATCACTCCGATATCAAGCGAGCACCATCACGATCAAGGATGCGCACCTCGTGGACGAAGTGGCGTACGCCGAACAATATCACATGAACACGTCCCGTAAGCCCATGACTTTCAAGGATGCGCCTTATCTCATCGGCATTTATCTGGATAAGATCCGTCGACAAATCTTCATGAAGAATGTCCAGTGCGGGATTACGGAGAGGGCACTCGTACGACTTTTCGCACGTGCAGAAGCCGGGTTCACTGTGCTGTACGTGCTACAGTCACAAGTGGTGCGTAATGGATTCGTGTCGAACCGGGTGAACAAACTAATCTCTCAGGTCCCGCATTACCGGGATCTCCTCAAGCGTAGCATAGGAGACTCTGACGCCACGAGCATGAAACACCTCGGTCCTGGCACGGTGAAGTTTGTGGGATCTAACTCTGCGGACGAGTTCAAGGAAACCCCCGCGGACGTGCTCATCGTGGATGAATTGGACGCGTGTGATCAAGATAATCTCGAACTAGCCCCAGATCGTCTACAACGTTCTTCATTGAAAGAGGAGATGAGATTCAGCACTCCCACTGTGGAGGGATACGGGATAGATGAGTTGTATCGGGAGACGGATCAGAAAGAGTGGTTCGTAAAGTGTGATCACTGCAACCACTATCAAATGCTAGAATGGTTCAGTAACTTCGTGCGGCAAGAAGACGCACTCACCTTTCGACTCCGTGCAGAACCGGAAAAATCTTATGATGATGTATCGGCGGTTTGTCAGAAGTGCGCAAAGAAAATGGACCGATTGGTCATAGGAGAATGGGTCCCTCGGGTAAAAGGGCATCCCATATCCGGCTACCATCTTACACGCTTGTTCATACCCCCGATCATCGCGGACGAGGCACCTATACGAGAGTTGTGGAAAATGTTCCAGAAAGCAATCGGGGACAACACGAAGTATCAAGTATTCATGAATTCTTATCTCGGAGTGGCTTACACCCCTCCGGGTGCCCGTCTCTCCGTGGATGTGATGAATGAGTGTACGGACCCGAATTTGTACCTCATTGATTCAGCATCTGAGGAAATGCGGTGTACCATGGGTGTGGACGTGGGGAGATACTTCCACGTGAGGATCTCATCCGGGCGTGATAGTCATGGATGTAGGAGGATGCTACATGTCGGGACGTATCCAGACATCTATGAGTTGGATCGTCTCATCCGAGCGTACAACGTGGTTTGTTGCGTGGTGGACGCTCAACCGGAAACGCACCTCGTGAAGCAACTAATGTCGAGGCACCCGGAATCTGTTTGGATGTGCCGATACGTGTCCGAGCGTTTGCAGGAACCGAAGGTAGATTGGGATGAACGCATCGTTCAATATGACCGTACCCAGAGTTTGGATGCGTCGCACGCAGAGTTCACGCAGAAGAAGAACGTGCTCGTTTCAAATTGGAAGGACCTTGACGAAGGTGAGTACGTAAAACAAATGTGTGCCCCGGTTAGGCACTTTGATGCGCAACGTCAGAAGTTCGTGTGGACGGAGGGATCGAAAGCCGATCACCATCGACACGCGGATAACTACGATTGGATCGCGACCGACCTCGTGGACCGGGGATTAGTCGGGTTCGTCGGTGTATCTGTACTCTAAATGAGGCCACGCGCCATGGCGTTCGATCTGATCACCAGACAGGCGACGGAACTATTCCACGACATCCGTCAGTTCGTGCGGAAGGGTTTCACCGAGGATTTCCTAGCAGCGGTTGACCTCAGTGATGAACCCGGAGGGATCGGTGCGGCACAAGACATAAGGGATCCCTATCTCCAGTCTTCATGGGTGAAGGCATGCGTGGACGCGATATCGAATGACGTGGCCGGCATCCCGTTTATTGTGCGAGACCGTACATCTCTGATAGAGATCAAGCGTGGCCCGGTGGTTGCCCTCCTTCGACGACCTAATTCCAGCATGAGTGGCTTTCAACTCATACGTGCGACACAGCACTATCTGGATTCGAAGGGAGAAGCATTCTGGATCTTGGATGATGCCGTGCTCGGAGTGCCCGGTAACATCTGGGTGTTCAATCCTGCAAGGTTTCAGGAGGTAGTGAGTCCATCAACCGGCATGCTGCAAGGATGGTTGTATACCGCACCGGGGCATGCACCACAGGGATTCACCGTGGAAGAAGTTATCCACTTCAAGATGTTCAACCCAGTGAACGACGTGCGTGGGCTATCTACACTCGGGGGTGCCCGTTTGGCCGTGCAACAGGATTATTGGGCACAAAAATACAATGAGGCATTTTTCAAAAATTCTGCTGAACCTTCCGGGTTCATTAGCACGGATAAGCCACTAGGAGATGCCCAGAGAAAGCGTATCGAGGAAGCGTGGAGGTCTCGGTATCAGGGACCCGGTCGCGCGAAGAAAGTAGCCTTACTCGAAGGTGGGATGAAGTGGAACCCGGCCACTTTCAATCCTCACGACATGGAGTTTGTTAACCTCCGTAAGTTATCTCGGGAGGAGATTGCCGCTGTCTTCGGGGTTCCACCTGGACGGATCGGGATCCTTGAACACGTGAACTATGCAACGAGTAAAGAGGAACGCCGCATCTACTGGGAAAGCACGGTCGTACCCAGATCGAATTATCTCCAAGCGGAGGTAAACTACGGCATCTTCGATCGATTCTTACAAAATGCAGAATTCTTCTTCGATTTGTCGAAAGTGTCCGCACTAAAAGAAACGTTGAAGGATAAGGTCCTGTGTGCAAAAGATCTCGTACTCATGGGGTTCACATTGAATAATGTGAACGAACGTCTAGATCTCGGCATGAAGCCGGAACCACACGGAGATGTATATCTCGTCCCGATTACTCTGGTTCCTGCATCCATGCTAGTGAACGGGGAGTCTCTGAACGATCCTATCACGCCAACCCCGGACACGACCCCCGTGCCGGAAAATGACGTCGCTCCACCGAAGGAGTCCGTGCACCCTGCACTCAGGAAGAGTATATTTCCAACGGGACGCACAAGGTTCATTCACTGGAAATCTTTCGTCCAAACATTACTCCCCATTGAGGTACGGTATCGGAACATCCTACGAGATTTTTACCGTACTCAGAAACGTGCAGTGCTGACGAATGTGGTCCGTGTGAATCGGACTACCGTCGGAGTAATGAAAGGATCTAACGAGGAACTAGCAGAGAGTATCCTATTCAACATTACTGATGCAGCACGAAAACTGCAACTCATTTCACGTCCGTTCTTCGAGAAAGCAATGCAGAAGGGTGCGGACAGTCTCAGGTTGCAGATCGGTCTTGACCCATTCAACCTAACCGATCAACGTGCGGAGGATGCACTAAAGCGACGGGATCTTGCTATCAGGAGACCCCTGGAAACAAGTCGAGAGAGTCTTCGTACCTCCCTTCTGCAAGGGTTACGTGCAGGTGATAATGTTCGTGCCCTTTCTGAGAGGGTCACCGCACATTACGATACTCAGTATTCGCACGCTACCACCGTTGCACGCACTGAGATACTGTCCCCCGCTAATGAGGCGAGACTTATTACGGTGGAAGACTCCGGTGCCGAAGAGGGTGAATGGGTAACCGCTGGGGATGAGGCGGTTAGAAATTCTCATGCGGCAGAAAATGGGAACCACGTTCCCACGGGTGAAAATTTTCCTGAGACCGGGGTCTCTTTTCCGGGTGATCCAACGGGAGATGCCAGTGAAGTGATCAACTGCAGATGCACACTCGTCCCCTTCTTCGTAAGGAGTTGACATGACCCAGATCCTGAGACTAGGTGAAGCATATCTCGTGGACAAGAAAGCGAACAAGTGGGTGGAGGCATTCCCGTTCGATTTCATCTCCATGGATAAGAAATCCGCTGATGATGGGACTGAACTCGGTCCGGATGACTTCACCATTACCGGGTCCACGGAGGATGTGGACCGTGATGGGGACATCATCCGAGTCGCCGGATGGGACCTGAAAAATTTCCAGAAAGGTGGGTCCATCCTGTGGGCGCACAACTACACTGCACCTCCCGTGGCGCGCCCACTCAAAACGGAAAAGGACACGGATAACCTGAAACTGAATTTCCTTGTGCGCTTTGCTACAGAGGAATTCGAGTTTGCAAAGATCATCAGGAATCTCGTTGCAGGGAAGTACATCCGTGCGTCCAGTGTGGGTTTCGTCCCCACGAAATGGAAGGATCGGGTCGAGGAATCTCAGACTGAGAATCGACCCTCTCGATATCTCGGTCGTGAGTTCATGAAACAGGAACTACTCGAACTCAGTATCGTACCCGTACCGAGTAACCCGCATGCGCTGATCCAGGCAAGGAGTAAGGGGGTGTGCACTGCAGATGAACTCATCAGGTTCGAGAACTTCTGTAAGGACACTGCACCATGGTACTGGCCCATCCCACTTACCCCGGACGTTGACACGAAAGACGTGACCACTCACGACCTCATGCACGATCAAATTGTGGAGGATGTGGTCATGAGGGTGAAAGATGAACTCACACTCGAACTGCAGGACGTGGCGGCACGTCTCCAGCGGGGGATCGTGAAAGAGGTGAACAGACTCGCACTCGCCACCGAGGACGAACGCGTTCTTATCCAGGATGCGGTGCATGACCTCGCGTGCGAGATCCGTAGCATGGCGGAAACATTCGAACTCAATGGCGCATCTGCACCGGACCCTGATGGTCAGGAACCGGGTGGTGATGCCGAATCCAAGGTCCACGATCTGTGGTCCGAAGTCTCTGATGTCCTCGGAGAAGTAAACGAGGATCTCGGATAACGCACCATTCACCTGCTCATCAGGAAGGAGTAACACCATGCCCGATCCCATCACGAGGAAAATCCTCAAGGAAACGGACGACGGCGGATACGCTGCGTACGTACAGGATATCCTCAACACATCTCGTGAGATGAAGAAGGTCTCCGAGGCACTGAAACAGAAAGCATCGGAAGACGAAACACGTCGGAAGGATCTCGACACCAAGTACGATGCGTTCATCTCGAAGCATGACCAGTTGATGGTCGAGGTGGAGGCACTACAGAAAGCCATCCGCGATAACAAGGAAGTCGGTCGCGTGAAGCAGGGAGTGGACGGTGCTCTCTCTCCTTTGGACATGCGTAAGGCGTTCAACAAGTACGCCGCTGCCATCGTCCGCCGGGATGTCGAGTGCATCAAGGAAGTGCTCACCGAGATTGGCCAGAAGGATCTGACCACAGGTGGGTCTACTACCGGTATCGAGTTCGTGCCCACTCCGTTCATCCCGACGGTGGTCCGCGAAATCGAGAACGTATCGGTGGTCCGTCCCCGCGCCACGGTATTCCCGATGGACTCGGATACCGTGAAGTTTCCGAGCATCGCCGCTGTGACAGTGGCGTGGCCGTCGGAAGGTGCGGCAACTTCGGCACAGACTCCGGTCACCGCACAGATCACACTCAATGCGAGCACGGCCCGTGCCCACGTGCCCGTGTCCAATGAGTTGATCCAGGATGCAAAGCCGGAACTCGTCGGTGTTCTCAGCACTCTGTTCTTCGAGAGCATCGGTGCGGAAGAGGACAAACAGGCACTCGTCGGTTCCGGTGCACCTTTCACCGGTGTCCTCGCTGCATCCTCCGTGCAGGTTGTCACAATGGGATCTGGTCTCGTTGGATTCACCAACATGACCGCGGATCACCTTGCTGACCTCATGACGAAGATCAAGGCATCCAGTGCGACCGGTGCGAACTTCTGGTTGCACAGGGATATCCTGAACATCGTCAGGAAATTGAAGGACACCACCAATCAGTACATTTGGAGTGGGCCCGGACAGGGTCAACCCGCCACCATCTGGGGAACTCCATATGTCCTCAGTGACCAGATGCCGGCAATCGGTGCCTCCGCGATCAGCACCGCGTTCGTTGCGTACGGTGCTGGTCGGTTCATCTACATGGGGGACCGTGCACAAGCGGCCATCGCCACCAGTGAGCATGCCGCGTTCGCCAACAACGAGACGCTCGTCAGGTTCACGGAGAGGGTCGCGATCCAGGTCGCGGTTCCGAATGCGTTCTCTCGTCTCCGGACCGCTGCGTCCTAACCCATAGTGCTACTCTGGTGGCGTGGATGTCCCACAAGGTTTGGGATCCACGCCACCGGGGTGGTGCTATATTGAGGGGTGACATCATGAGTGAGCATCTCAGTGAAATGGTCTTTGAACCGGGTAGTGTCGGGAGTTTCGTGGTCACGCATCCAAACGGTATCGTGCACTCGGGCACGCGGTACGAGAAAGGGGAATCGTTCGAGTGCGGGGATGTGTTCGCACAGACGTATTTTCCTGATCGGGTGAAGCGTGTGGGTGCCGCGAAGAAGTCCCAGAAGGATCCGAAGGTTGACAAGATGGTCAAGGACGGAGACACGGTTACGAAGTGACCCGGCTACCTGCACGAGACGGGGGATGCACTAACGGTCCCCCGTCTCTCAAAGGAATCTAGATGGCGACGTACTCTGTGTACTTCTCGAATGCAGGTGTCCCTGCAACCGGGTTAACCCTTGTGTGGAATTATCTCAAGATAGAAGCACCGAATAACCCGGTAACACCACAGCCGACCTTCACAGATCTAGGTGGGGGATTCTACCGTTTCACGGCATCTCCACCTTCTTCGGAGGTGTGGATAGGCGTGATAGACGGGAGTGTAACACTCGCAAACGCGGATCGTTATGTTCCGGTCCGTCTTTCTCCCGAGGATGTGAACCTGGATGCGGCCATGACTTCGCGTGCGTCTGCATCAGCATTAGATATTGTCAACCGTAAGACGGGACCCGGAGGAAACAATCTATGAGATACCAATGGGGGCTCACCAAGGACATCAAGATCCAGGCCGAACTATTCGATGTCGCTACCGGGGTCCCGAAAACCGGACTTACAGGGGTTACGATCACGGTTGAGAATCCAGATGGGACTTCACTCACGGTATCTCCAAACCTGCTTACCGAGTCCGGGGTGCTCACGGGCATTTACCGGATCACAATTCCCGCTGCTACGTTCGTGCAGGTCGGGATCTATGTGTATCGGATTAATCCTAACAATGCAGGGACGATTACCCCCGGTGCCGAATCATTCGAACATCTAGGAGGTCCTGTATTCTCGTCTCCGACGGATGGGAGTCTGTGCACCCTGTCTCAGGTGCAAGATCTCCTCGGGAGCACGAGTGCTGCACAGGACGCCACGATTAACAACCTGATCCCTCGTATCAGTGCATTCATCCAAACATACTGCAATAGGAAGTTCCCACAGGCTAACCATACGGAACAGTCCAATGGACTGGGGTCCAGGTCTATCATACTCAGACATCCTCCGATAAACTCCGTTGCGTCGATCACGATTGATGGCACATCTGCCGTACTCACTGATTTCACGTATGACTCAGAAGCCGGGATCCTCATTAAGAAGAACGGGTTTTTCTCCGTGGGGTGGCAGAATGTCGTTGTCGTGTACAATGGGGGATTCTCCCTCATCCCAGCGGACATTATCCGTGTGGCGTCCGAGGCTACGTCGGTGACTGCATCAAAATATTTCCGGAAGGTCCTCGGTATATCTTCGGAGGTAGTGGGGGAAGGTAATCGGGCGATTACGGAATCTGACTTCCTCCCACAGCACTTACTTACACTGAACATGTGGAGACTGGATTCTTACGGGGCATTCATCTAATGGCAGATGTACGGATCACGTCAGATCTGAATCGACTCCGTGATTACTTGAGCGGGACGAGTCGCACGTTCAATACGAAGTTAGCGGTTGCACTGAGACGTCCTGCTGGATTCGTACTTGCTCACATGGTCAAGGTACACTTGAGTGGACCGAGAACGAGTAAGGAGGGTGCAAGTGTAGCCACATTAGCCCGTGGGACGGGAGATTTAGCATCGGCGATCAAGATCAAGTATGTGGACCTTGCCCATAATCCCACGGCACTCATTGGTCCTGGTAGACGCATTAAGTATGCCGGATTGCAAGAGTTCGGAGGTGTGGTCCGTGCAAAGGGTAAGTTGTTAACCATCCCACTACTTGCTTCCCTACAAGGTGCCGGAAGAAAGCGTGGTGCGAAGAGGGTAGCAAGATTCTCAGCACATGAACTGAAAGATGATCCTGGTAAGGGTGGTTTCACCAGGACATTTATCAGGAAGAGTAAGGCAGGAAATCTGATCATCTTCGGGGAAAAAGGTGATAAGGGATCTGAATCCATTGTTCCCCTCTTCTTACTCAAAGATAGGGTACGTGTTCCGGCCCGATCTTATCTGAGTAGTACATTAAAAGAAACAGAGAGTAAGGTCCGGGAGATGTTACAGGAAGAAGTGGGACGCATACTCAACGAGGGATGACATGCCTAGTGGTGCTACGGGTAGCCGTGAGGGTGCCCTCGAAAACCTGAGGTCCGTAGTGGAGGCACTCCCCACGATAAAGAAGTGCGTGCGGGGTGCTACCACTCGGGATGAATTCGGATTCGATACTTATCCATTTGCGGTCGTACTGAACCCGGTAGACTCGAAGGAGTTCACCGCTGCACAATCCGCGAAAATGATCGTCAAGCCGATACTAGAAGTGTACGTGCAGAATTACACGCAAACCCAGATGGAGGCACTTTATCTCGAGGTCTGGATGGGGATCATAGCAGATCCACAACGAGGGGGTAATGCATCGAACACGATCGTAGGTAACTATGATCCGGTGGACTACCTTCCAAATGTACAGGGTTTCACGCTTGAAATGGACATTGTACTCTTCGTGAGACTCTAACTCAGTCAGGAGGTACACGTCATGGCCAACGTCAAGAATCAGAAGATCCTCTATGCCAGACAGGGTGTCAAGCATACCAGTACGGATGCCGATATATCCGTGAGACCGTTCACCAGTGTGAAGATAACGACGGTTACGTCTCAGACAGACATCAGAGACTCCGTGCGTGCTGGTGGCAGTGGTGATGCTGACTCTTTCTGGAATGAGTACTTTCTTATTGCCATCACATCTGCGAATGGGAATAAGGGACTCTCACGGAAGGTCACATCGTTCACGAACAGCACTGGTAGTTTCGTAATCGCTGCGTTCCCGAACAACGTGGCAACGAGCGATACATTCATGATCGCAAAGTTCGTGAACGCGCACGGTCTCGAATACAGTCCCGATATCAATGAGATCGTGCGTGAGACATTGGGGAAGGGGATTGACCCATCTATCCCAGTGTCCATCCTCATCGGGGCTTCCATCAAGATCGAGGCGCACGTTACTGGTCTCGGAACCTATCCCGCTGCCGGCACGCAGGTGAGCATCCCTCCACAGGGAGATCTCTACCGTGCGGCACTGGGATTGATGAACCGGGATAAGCCATCCACGATCTCTGGTGCTGCGTCCATCACGACACGTGCGGACATTCTCACGAATACGCATGAGGGATTCACCGTGGGTAATGCCGTGCTCATCCAGGATATCAATGCATCCGGATTGATCCTGGATGAGGCACGGTGGATCCTGGGAAAGACAGACGGAGGTGCCGGAGTGGACCAGTTGTTTATCAACCCTGCTTTCACCGTTGCACCGGTTACGACCGCGAAAAGAGTCTACGGGAGTGTGACATTCGGACTCCTCGATGACAGTCACCCCAGAGTGACCGTCGAGATATATCAACCGGACACTACAACGGACGGTCAAGTGGTGATCTTCAAGGATTG